AACAATCTGAGGATACGACCTTGGAAACTTTCTCTATTAAAGCCTCTCCAGTCAAACCAAATCTTACGGATACATTCTTCACCGATAAAGGAAGAGCCCAGACGACCTAAATAAACTGTAGAGTCATCGTTCTCTTTCTTTTCATAACCTTCGTATATCTTAGTGATCATCTGATCACCGATTGTTGAGGGAATAGTAGCCATTGTATCATCCTGATAAAGACGCCCGACCTATATGGCCGAGCGTCTAAGGTTAACGATTAATCCCAAGGATTACTTGAGGCACTTGCAGTAGCTTCAGCTACCGGAGCCTGTTCAACTACCGGAGCCGCTGGAGCTGTCGTATTCATAGGCTTTGGCGCTCGAGTGGGCGATCCAATTAAAAATGCCTTAATACGATTACTGTCAGCATAACCACCAGTACCTTTCTCAACACCAACCTTAGCCGAGAATATCTTACCTAACAGTTTGTCAGTATCGTCAGCAGTGGCTTTACCACAGGCTGTAGCCCAAGCTACCAACTCTTGACGACCGATACGTTGAGCGGTCTCGTTGGGGTTAACGATATTAAAGTTCTGCCAGATAAAACGTCCAGCGTGTGGGCCGTCAACTACTTCAAACTTAGCATTGATGTACGAACCATTCTTCTTTTGAGTTTGCTTCTCTTCAGCATCGACACCTGCTAACTTGTACTCACCATCAGGCATGATCTCGTAAGACTGGTCTGAACTGTAAGTTGATGCTTCTACTTCGGATGGATCAAAGTTAAATTTAGCCATGATATTGTTTCCTTATTCAGCTATTGGAATTATTGATTTAAGATTATCGATGTTCATTTCTATTTCTTCTGGACAACGATAACGATTCTTAGCGACATACGCAGGGTTCTCTATTAGATGTAATAGTCGTTCTCCTGTGGTCACTCCTCTGTTCTTCGTATTATTGAAGCCAGAGTCACTCTTGCGTATCAATACTTTGAAAGCGCAAAATGCTAACACATCTGTCCACTCTTGCAATAGAGCGTTACATCGGTTAGGTAACTTTGGTTGATACCGATCATACGGCTCAGTGCGTGGGTCTTCAAACTTCGTGACCGAGGCATGAGCAACAAGAACGACATTCATGTTCTTCTTTATACGTAAATGATCAAGACCTTGTAATATCTCACGGAACTCTTCCGCAACCATCATCTGGCCTTTACCATAAGCTAACTCTTTAGCATCGTGCGCTTCTTCAATACTTTTGGTTATGAGTGGTTCAATCAACCAATCAACAGTATCTATAACTACAGTGCGATAAGTATGGTCTTCACGTATCAATGTCTTGATACTTTCAACCACGTCAATCACGCTAGCAGCTTTAGGGAAGCTAGTCACGTCTAAAGAGTCTAAGCCATCTTCAGTACTGATGAAGATAGGATTAGGAAACTCTGATGCCAGCGTGCTCTTGCCGATACCATGACCTCCGTAAATACAAATACGTGGGGGAACCTTCTGTTGCCCTTTACGTAAACTTGACTGCCAATCAGCCACTACTACTTTTTCTACTTTTGACATTTTGTTCTCCTTCTAGGGTTGTGGCAGCTGTCAATCTGCCGTGTGTATGTGTTGACTACCTTGCCCGAACTCCCACTGTTGTGGAATGTACGAGAACGAGTTTCGGTCCCAACTTAAAATGTTAACACTGTCAGTAAACTCTGAAGCTACCGCCATACAGACGCCACAAAGAGTCGGGTCACCTAACATTAATAGATGATCACCATCCTGCCACTGCTCTAATATTTCCCTCGCTTTATAAACCATGGTGATTGTATCGTAAGGTTTACGTGGGTTGCCGAATATAGCTTGTAACTGGCCATACTTCTTAGCGTCTGATAAATCTTTATTATGGTCTACTTGCACCACAAATACTTTACTGGAGTTATTTTCCATCATTTTTCTTCCTTCTTTTCGGTTGCGGTGCGACCAGTGCTAATTGATCAGCCGTTAAATACTTAACTCCACCAACAGCGACAACTATCTTAATAGCTTCTTTTAAATACCAATTATAATCAAGATCATGTGGATGAGTCTTGAAATCTTCTATGGTCATACATGCCCTAGCACCATCGCTTTTCGGCACCTTGTTATCGTTAGTGTAATATCGTATCGGTTCTATTGATTCGGTGCTCTGATACCATCGAACAACCTTACCTAAATACTTACCTTCTTGCTTACCACCGCCAGTTACGTTACGCGCACTTATGAAGTTAGCGAACGGACTATTGTAAATTGTCTCACCAATTTCAGTACCATTAGCTAACCATGCTCCTACGGCATCTGAGGAGACCTGAGCGGTGGGATTCTTCCTCAGTGACAACTGAGAATAAATACCCTTAACTTTGATAGAGCGGTCAGTCTTAACGGCTATATAATTATTCACATCTTTCATAGCGAGAACTCTGTAAGGAGTAAACTCAAAAACAAATTTAGATAGATCACTAAACTGAGACACTTGATCATCTACTTGAGATTGAAGAACCTCGTCATACCGAACCGCGATACCATCAGTGTTGGCGCTTAAAGTTTCAACCCCTACTGCTTCTAATCTCTCAATCAACATAAGCAAGGTTAACTGACCAGTTAAGGTTACAGCTAACATTAGATCAGGAGCATACAGTACTGAGTACTTACTGGCTAGCTTACCGAATGTTCCATTAAGACTGATCTTTAAGGTCTCAGAGGTAGTAACATCTCCTGACGCTTTAGCCGCCAAACGCTGGGTATATATTCTACGGTATTCACGTATGAAGTCTTCACCTAACGTCTCTGGTATAAAGCCACACTCTAAGATAATAGACGGGTAGAATGAAGCAGCATCCAGTTCGCCCATCACCTTATCACCTGCAATGTAACAGACCTTCTTATCATGTACTGAGTGTATACCACCGACTCCTAATTGATAAATACCGCTACCAAACGTGTAACAATGTTTACCTAAGAAATCAGGTAACACGACATGACCAGTCTTTGGGTTCATATCAAAAGTATGACCTTTAATCTTATCCAGCAAAGCCTGAAGTGTAGGATCACTAAACTTCAAAAATGAAGGAGCATCATACTTTATGGTTAAAGGTATCTTATGATCTCTACGCTTGAGCCCCATTGACTTTATATATGCCTGTTCAGCCATCTGTGAATCAGACTTACTCCGCATGTCAACACCATACTGACGACTCATCTGAACACGTAACATTAATTGATCATCTAAAGTGTTTAGAAGTTCTTTCGTGGTCAACACATCGTTGTGACAATACTCAAGTATATCTTTTTCTTGAGAAGGATTAACCATCACATTATGAGCCATCGGCATGTCCTGTAAAACAGGCATATGCATTCTGGCACCATAAGCCTTTAATCCTACAAAAGAAGGAGCTACTTCGATTAGATCAATTGAATCTTTTATCCAATTACGCAGATGGTATTTCTTATACGCTATCCAATGAGGTAATCTGTTTTCAATAAGATCGTTGGCTATATTCTTAATCTGAAGCTCATCTCTACCCGCAGCAAATGCAGCCACGATAACATTGTCAAAAGACAAAGAGTTAAAGCCTGCGAATGTTGAGTCTGGCTTCAGCAGGAACTCTTTTAACTTATCGACAGCGTTATCTTCGTGTCTCCATACGTCAAACCATTCTTCAGTTTCAACACACTGTGCGCTGAGTAAAGTTCGGTTAGGAAGAGTCTCAGTATCAAACACCCAAGTACTCACGACTTTTCACAGTGGAATAGGTCAGGCTGGTCTTGGTTGACGTATGATCCGTCAGCCTCTCCTTCAGCATCTATTATAGCTAACTCTTCTTCATAAGCCTTATCACCTTCCAAGTCAGATACTGTTTGAATAAAGTTATAGTTCTCTTCAATCTCAATAAGCTTCTGAATAAAGTGAGCAGCTTTCTGCAAGTCTTGAACAGTGTTATCTTTCAGGTAGCATCGTTCAATATACTTTGTAGCACAAGCCTGAAAGTAATTAAGGTTTAAGCGTTCAACACGATCCCAGTGCTCTTCACCTTTACCATCGTTCTTGTAATGGGTTCCACCGATTTGTTTATTGTTCGCGGTCATTGATCATGTCCTCCAATAAGTTAAGTAATTCTTGCTGGTCAACATCATTTGACATCTCTTCAATAAGACTAAATAGCTGTTGTTCCCTACCGACCAATACTTTATCATAAGCATAACTTAAATACGTATCAAGTATGTTACGCATCTTCAGGTTACCTAACTCAAGCTCTTGACAACAGAAGATAGCTCCGTGAGCAATGTCAGCGAGTTTTAGTGTGCGTTGATCTTTCTCAGAAAGAGTAGGGAATATTATACCTGCCTGAAGCATTAGCTTTTCTTCAATATCGCTAATTTGAGCACTGATACCATATTCTCTTTTCATAGGAGAAGGTATATCACCCGTAACATGTTCAGATAGATCATGATACAGTGCAGCGATTATTAAATCACGACTGGCGTCTGGGTCAAGCAGTAATGCTATTGTGGCTACACCATGGGAATGATGGCCGACTGTTTCGGTGGCTACAGTAGCACGAGTGTGAAATCGTCTAACCTGTGCGCCATCTAATAAAAAGTCAAGAGTTGTTTTCATGTTTAGATATCCTTTATAAGTTATACAATAAGTATGGTTTATTATTTGACAAAAGTAAAGTTTTATTTTTGACGACGTTTAATCCACTGTTCAACTGCCAGTCTCCAATCAGATGCTTTAATGTGAGAAGCCTCTTCCAAGCCATCACCCATCCCGCTCTTGCGAACTTGTGAAACTTTAGCCATTGGCATGGCTACATCAGTAAAGAATGCGTGCTTGTATTTCTTATAACCGCTAGCAACATCAGTACTACCCATCTGGAACGGATCATCACAAAACTGCTCACACTCTTCCAAGAATCCTCTGTAATCCGTGTTATCCATTATTGGGTATGGAGTTACACCTCGGCCATAATGATCATAATCATAAGTGTCTGGTGGTGAATCAAAATAAGTACTTACGTCATACAGGTCAGTGTAGAAGTGAAAGTTATTGGACACCTGACGATACTCACCAAGAGGTATGCTTACAGAACGACTTATGAATTCATGTAAGAAGCTGAAGTGAACTGCGTTGGCTCCATATGCTCCCCACCATATATCATTTGACCTGTTAAAAACAGTCATATCTAGCTTACCATCAATGCCCCTACTAAATATGATTTGAGTATTACAAGCCTTATCAATAGTCTCTTTAACAAGATCTTCAGCATCCCATATTTGAATAACAGCTTGGCGAGTTCCTGGGTTACCCCGTAAATGATGTATACACTTAACCAGCTGATCGCTGCCAAAGTGATGACGCCATCGGTAACCATAAGCTGCGTTGAAATTAATACCATCATCACTAAAGTCAGCCATACGCTTATTGAATTGCTTTAGAAACGAAACATCTCTCCTACCTGCAAGCATCCAAATAGATTCCATTAAATGAAATATAGGGTTAGCGTCACGACCTTCGTGAAATAACACTCGCTGGTCAGGAAACTTATAAATAGTAGTAACCATTTCAGGATACACTATCGCAGGTCC